CTGATCGTCTGAAAAACTGGTTTCACATATATCTTCAATATTTGTTTTTAAGTTAGTATAATTCATGTTGTCACCGTTACTTCACCTACTGCACTTACAGCTTCTAGTCTGTTGGTTCTTAACCCATAAATATTTTTACCATCTCCAACTGGATCCCAACCCCATTGTGTATTTCTACTACTAGGATACCCTGCAAAATCAGGTCGTGGATCACGTACAGCTTGCGGGTCTCTAACAGGATATAAACCTAATTTATTCTGCGGATGGTCTGGACTAAAACATTGCGGACAAGCCTTTAAATTTGTATTCCTACCTCTTGTAATTATGTTTCGTAGCTGTCGCAGTTTAAAACGAAACCCACATATATCACATTCGGCTATTACTTTTTTACTAGAAGCAAAGGGTACAGTCATTTTTACCTCATTTTACACTTTCTTATGCCTTTTTTAGCAACACCTGATCCACGAACTTTACGTCCCTTCTTATACTTCAAAGCTACACCCTCGGCAAACTCGTTATCAATACCTAATTCTATTAAATCTTTTCTACCTTTTCTCTTTAAATACTCTTCAAAACTTTCGTCCATCCTAGAGTAACGTTTAAAATCTTCTCTTAAATTTTGAGCGTCTATGTCTAAATCACTAACCCCACCCATAATTATATCCTCCCTATTCTTGGCACAAAACGTTCAGATGTCTTTTCTCTGTCTTCACCTGCCGCTAAGTTATACTGCTCATCATAAGTTGCTTTTAGCATTTCTACTCTAGTTACTAGTTCAGGTACTTTCATAGCTATATAATATGCTAATCCTGCTACTAAACACGGCAAAAAACGGAAGTTCATATCCGCTGTTTCCACACCATTACCCGCATCTTCTATCCTACGTAACCTCCAATATACAAATGTATATGTTTGTGAATCATCAGGCACAGGCCAAAGATTTATACGTGGAGCAGTTAATAACCTTTCAATCCACACCTGAAGAGGTCTACCCTGTGTTAACTTGTTTGGGATAGCCGCGTAGCTACTCACACCTATACGACTTATGGTAAGATCAGATTGTGTAGAAGTATTACCTGCGTTTGTTCTAATAACATGGTCTAAAAGGTCTATGGTATCTGCAGGTAAAGTATATTGTGATGTACCTGCTGTAAGAGTTTGAGTGCCACTATCAATAGTCCACAGGTTTAAACCTCTGTTTTGCCACTCAATAGTTAATAGATTCATAGACCTACGGGCAGTTCTTAGATCGTATCCAGAACGCATTTCACGACCTGCACGCTCCCACGCTTCTTCAGCGATCTCCGTGAAGTCCATGTCAAATGCTGTTGTACCCGAAGTAGCCATGTTTTACACCATCTTACACTTTCTTATGCCTTTTCTAGCAATGCCTGCCCCTCGAACTTTACCACCTTTTTTAAAATTTCTTTTTAACGTCCCTCTGCCAGCATATGGGCCTTCATATTCTTCTTGGTAGTTAGTCATACCTCTACCTGGGGTTAACCCACCCATACCTGGTTCTATGGCTCGTGGATCTATATTAAACCTTCTACTTCTCATTAATTCATTGGGATCTTTTTTCTCATATATCATACGCTGAACTTCAGCAAAATCATCACCAATTTTATCATCTTTTTTTTCTGCTTGTTGTAGTTTTTTCAAATACGTTTTTGGAAATTTCATAGGATCCCCATATTTATCTTTACGCATTTTATCAAGCAATGCTAATTCTTCTTTAGTTTCAAGAATACCGCTTTTATCTAAATCCGACTTGTTTCCAAGCCTAGCGGCTGCTTCAGCTTCAATAATTCTTTCGGCTAAAGATTTTTTCTTTTTATTCTTCTCAACCATTTCTTAGCTCCTATATACTAAAATACCCTTTAAAATAGCCATCGACCTGCTCTAATAGGTCACCTTTAGACTTACGCCTGTCTAACTCTATACCATGTTCTCTCATAAGAGCTTCTAACTGTGCTTTGGTCATGCTTCCATAATCAGGCACGTCACTAGATTCTTCTACTCCCTCAATAACTTCTTCTACTTCTTCGATAACTGCTTCTACTTCTTCAATTATCTCTTCTGCTTCTTCAACAGGAGCTGCTTCAGCTTCAACCCCAGATATCATTGCTAGTGCCTCTGCTTCGGTAAATATAGTAGTTTTTACAAGTTTATCGTTTTCGTCCACAACATTATAAACAGGGTTGTCGTGAACATCCGTACCTACTTGAACCATTTTTAAATGCGCCATAATTATCTCCTTATGTATATAAAGTCTTTTTACGTCTGTTTTCCATTATAGCACCGCAACCTCGTGCTACGCTCCTCTTACGTCTAGCAAGACCACCACGGCTAAAGTTATCGTCACCTATTTTCATGGTTTCTCCCCTACCCTTACCTGTTTTTACTAAGTCTCTTCTACCTTTATTTATAAGGAATTGAGCTTCACTCATACTATCAGAAGCAGAACCCTCATAGTACTCCTCTAATAATTCTTCTAAAGTTTCTTCAGCCATGTCTTCTTCTCCTTGCAAGCCCGCCTACACGCATTTTTACTGTAGCAGGTTTTGTATTTTTTACTACTGTTTTCCCTTTTGCTCCAGCCCGTTTCTTTTTCTTAGCAGTGGAGGCCCTCTGCGATTGGCTTAAACTACTGGCTTTACTTCTTGGCAGACACCTGTCTGGGTTCTTTTTATCTTTAGAAGTCCCACACTTGCCTTTAATTTTGCCGTCCGTACCAATACGAACCCAGTCTTGTTTAACCCAATCTTTAAGAGCGCCCATTACTTTTTCTTCTTCCCTTTAGCCCCTTTTGCATAGTTAGGGTCTTTGCAGTATTTAGAAGCAGCCATATTAGCATAAGCACTGGGATACGTATCGAAAGTGCGTTTTGCCCACGCTTTACCTGATGGGCAAATTTTACCACCTTTTTTATAATACCTACGCATAACTACCTCATTTTAGTGGGTCTTACACCTTTTTTGGCTATACCTGAACCACGAACCTTGGCTTTACCTTTTGCCATGCTCTTAGCTTTACCGCCATTTGCCATACCTTTTTTGACCATCTTACCAGCAGCGTAACTTTTTTTCTTCATCATACCGCCACCAGACATCATTTTAAAATCTTCTCTAGAAATCTTACCATCTTTATTTTTATCTAGTTTAGCCTGATCTCCAACAAGTTTACCTTTAGAGTAACCTTTCTTAGTCTTACCGCCAGCCATCATTTTCTTAACTTGTTTACCTTTTGCCATACCTTTTTTAACCATCTTGCCAGCAGCCATGCCTTTTGCCATGCCTTTCTTCTTTACCATTTTACCAGCAGCCATCTTACCTTTACCATCTGCGGCAAATTCAGGAACCATTTTCCCGTCTTTATCCTTAACCATCTTCATTTTTGCCATCTTCTTGCTCCTCTTTATATAGATTATTAAAAACACGTTGAGTGTCCCAAACGTATTCGTGATCCTGTTTGGAATGAAAAATATTTTGATTCGGTCTAAAGTCTGGTGCGCCTTCTCCAGTTTCAAACCACGCAGGGTGTGTAACACGAACCCGATTGTTTGGTAACGCAACTATGTTACCTGTGTATTCTCCTGCGTCTAACAACTCAAGAACATGACTTTGTTTATGTTGGGCAGGATCATCTGCTACTTCACTGTTTGTATAATCAACAGTAAAATAGTATTTTGCAGGGTAGAACTCTCCATCGACTTTGGCTATCCAAGGAGCAGGAGTTGCTCTGTTTAATACGTAAACTGAGTGGTCGTGTGACATACAATCCCAAGGTTGTGTCACATGTGTTGGCATGGGTGTAGGCCATTCTTCATAAAACACATCAGCAACTAAAGCAGTTATAGGCATTCTTGCCCACATAGCGCCACCATGAACGTTTGGTTCGTCCGTATCATCAGACTCACAGCCAGTAAAAACTACTTGAAAACTGAGACATCTATTCGGCATTGTTGTTACTGCAATCACCATAGCGTGCAAAAACTCTCCTTGGTAGTCCATAAAATTCTTTGTATATTCTCTTCTTATCCATGCTTTAAAATACGGTATATTACTTTGTAGATACGCCATCCTTCTTTTCTCTCTCCTTTGCAGCTGCCCGTTTCCTCTTCTGGGAAAGCCTTGAGGCTTTATTGGGCGGGTTTTTAATTTGAGTTGCCATCTGTGCGCGAGTTATTGCCATCTAGCATCTCCATCTTCTTCTTGCTTGTCGTAAACGACTATTTGGATCTTTTGCAGCTTTTGGGAATTTTTTCATTTGCCCTGCACTTCTAGCGCAATATGACTTTCTTCTAGACGCTCTTTTACCCGTAGGTTTCTTTTCAGTAACCGCAGTCTTTAACTTAGACCCAGGATTGTTTCTTCTATACTTAGCAACGCCTTTAGCAGTCATACCTGCACCAGATTTAGTGGGTCGCTTGTCCCCACTTTTAATAGACATACCCTTCATGCCCGTATCTTTACGGACTTTACGTCCCTTCTTGTAGTATTCACGCATGAAAAATTGTTATCATATCAGCAACATCTAAAGTGTATTTGATAGATAAACCGTTGGTAAATACAACACCTTCTGAGGGTATAGTTCTGTCAATAACCGTGTTAGCCGTTCCTATAGTTCGTGACTTAAACAGTGTTGTGCCATCCTCTGGCGCACCGTTTATAAACTCGACATCTCCTGCTGTGCCACCAGAAGTTATAGACATACCTTTTAATCGTACTCTATTACTTCCAAGTACGGCTTGAGCGCAAAGTGTGCCTGAACCTACTTTTATATTAGCCGCATATTGTGCAGAACACTCTACAGCGGTTACAGTTAAAAACAGACTTGTCCCTGCAACTGCTTCGGCAGAACTTGTAGAAGTAATAACCTCTGTCATTGCATCTCCAAACACATCTGTGCCTGTAATAGTGCAAGTTTTAGCATTATCTCCTGTGCCTGTGGTTGTAACTATAACATTTCTAGCTGCACCGCCAACAAAAGTAGTATTAGCCATTGTTGCAGAAGTATCAGGTCTAGCCGCAGTGACTAGCCTATCGTCATCAGAAGCATTCTCATCGTTTATGGTAAGCGCTTGTACGTCTGAAAGTCCCATATTAATCTCCTATTTTGGGAAGTGGGGCTTTCACCCCACCTGATTAATTAGATTTGTAAATTCATCCAAACAAGAGAATATTCCGTAGTGGCATTAACAACCATAACTTGACCAATATTAACAAGTGTTGACCCTGAACTTGGCTCAACAGCTCCTGCTGTAGAATCTGATCTCATACAGTTATGTCCAAGAACCAAAGTTCCTTCTGTCAACAACGCCTGTGGACCTGCTACTGTAAGCCAACCATAATAATCGGCTGTCATATCAATAAGAGTCGCCCCAACTATAGCACCTGCTTCTGCTGTAGGAGCAACAACAACTTGCGAATATGGGTTATGGATTAAAGAAAGTTGAGAGCTTGTGGTCAATGCAGTCACTAATGGATCATAAGTTGTTATAACAACACTAGGATCGTCTGAATGGTCATGTGCAGGGTTAGATTTTACCCTCATTGTCTGACCTTCACCATTAACGTCATTTACATAAAGATATCCATCTGCATACTCATTTAGTGTTAGATCATTACCACCTGTTTCAACTGAAATAGCGGTTTCACCAGCACTTACTGCAGCGGTTGCGGTCATGTTTAAATGATTTGAATCTTGAGCTTGGTGTGCAACAAGTTTTCCCGCTGTAATACCAGAACCGCCATTCAAGCCATAACGATACACATTATTACCATACACAAGCATAGCACCCAAAGGAAATAGCTGTGTTGAACTTTCTGCGTAAGGGTTTACAGTTCCGTACTGACTACCACCTTTGCCGACAATCAGATCGGCAGGGCCATAACCTGTAGCGGCTGCGTACTGTAAGTGGCCTCCTGCTGTATTAGTTACATTTCCTGAAGAATTAACTGTAAAATTATTAGTAAAAGCGCCTATAGCACTCTTAGTAACTTGTATAAATCCGTTTTCGGCACGGACTGACCCATTAAATGTTGTATTAGCCATGTTAATCTCCTTGTCTTGGCTACTGTCAGCTACACCATGTAACTGTCAAGGTTAATTTAGTATAAAGTAAAAAGGGGCAACCCGCAAGTCGCCCCCTTAATTTTTTTAAGCTCCTGGTGAGCCAAAGATCCCTAGTGGATCTGATACACCGAAAGAGTATCTCTCTCTAGCCTTATATCTGCTATTACCTGTATCAAAGTCAGCATCCATAGATGTTGCCATTGGGCTACGTGTAAAGTGTTTAAGACCGTTAGGTACATCTGTCATCAATAACCATGCGTCTGTGTCGGTCAAATAGTGATTAACCGCGAACCCTTCAGGAACAGAACTCATGCTGCGAATCGCATTGAGGTCGTTATCTGCAGTTGCCACTCTTCCTTCAGTCTGGAGCAAACGAGTTGCCACAAATTGTAGGTCAGAAGGAATAACCAACTTACGAGCTTTTGCCGCAATAAGAAGCCCTCGCTCGTCTGTCCAGTTTCCAATCTGAATGATAGCTGCTTCTAAAGAAGTTTCGTTTAGATCAGCTGCAGTTGCAGGTTCGTTAGAGTTAGTTCCGCCTGAAACTAATGGGTGTGCAGTAGAACAAAGCTCCACTCCATCTCCATAAGTAGTACCTGAGTCAAAAGCATTATTTAGG